GACCAGTGGACACTGTGGGCTGGATCAAAGCGATCCGGCTTGCGTGTACACGGTACATATGTTCCCAACCCCTAAAGGAGTCACCTGGATTTGGGGTTTCCCTCGATGAAGATGGTTTACCGCGAGCCGCAGTACTCCCCTTCGTCGAGTTATTCCGTAACAAGCTTCGCCCCAATCTACGGCTAGGATTAACTCTCTTAGGGTTAGTCCGGCTAATAGAAGGGTCGAAGGCTCCCGACCTTGACCCTATCACGTTACCTGCTGCTCCTTTTAGTCCTCTGTTAGAGGCGGAGCTCACAGCTATCGTGAAGGGCCTCGGTTGGAAGTTAAACGTTCCCGAATGGGAACGTCCACATGTTACAACCAAATCTGGTCCTAATGCTCAAGCTTTAATCGGATCAATCGAAGACGCTCATCTCCTTACACAATCTCAGATTGATAACCTGAGGGTATGTGGGGGAGATAAGTTGGTCTCTACGATTGCAACCATCCAACGTGTGGACCCAAATGCTTGGTGTGAAACGCTCAAGATCAAACCCACTGGGTTCAATCAAGATTGTCTTACATCAAGGATAAGGAGACCAAATGTAGAATAGTGGCTATTCTTGATTATTGGACACAGACTTGTTTTGAGCCTCTTCATAAGGCGCGGTTCGCGCTTTTGAGGAGCCTTAAACCTGACTGTACCTTTAATCAAGGTAGCTTCCGAGGCAAACTACCTCGTCAAGGGCCATACTACTCTTGTGATCTCAGTTCAGCGACGGATAGACTCCCTGTAATTTTACAGGAGTCGATCTTAGCTGCCCTGGTTTCATCTGAGTACACGGCTGCATGGTACGAATTGCTATGTGACCGAGACCTTATGTTACCAAAGAATGCCGGCTCTGTACGCTACGGAGCTGGACAACCAATGGGAGCATATAGTTCTTGGACCACATTTGCGATTACGCATCACGCGATTGTTCGGCTTGCTGCCAAACGGGCCGGTTATCCTATTTCATGGGATAAGTATGTCCTTCTTGGTGACGATATCGTTTTATCAAACGAACACATCGCCAAGGAGTACATGACGATTCTTAATGAGTTAGGAGTGGAAGTCTCTGAAACGAAAACACATGTGTCGAATGATACGTATGAATTCGCTAAGAGATGGATTCACTCTGGTGAGGAAATAACCGGTGCTCCCCTCGGCTCCCTATTCGAGGCCATCCGCTTCATTAAAAAAGATTTATGGAAGGATAAGCTGCCGACGGCAGCTATTCGCCATATCTCCTATTATGAAGTGGCGACCTGGTTTAGAGAAGTCGAGGCGCGCTGGTTGTCACGAACACACACCTTGGTTTCCCGGGGCTTGTTGCAGGGTTTCTTCCTGCTTTTAGGACGAGGTGGTCTATCAGACCGCCTGTCTCAAAAAGCGTGGAAGTTCTATCTATTGCCCTCGCGAGAGGACAGTAGACTCTTAAGGTCTATCAAGTGCGAGAAACTCGGCTCGATAGTCTTAGGAGGTATCCTTGGTTGCTTCTCATTTAAAAAGTCCACCGAATTTATCGGGGTCTATTTGAATGAATGCAAAGCAAGGGTACTAGAAGCTGCAATCAAGCGCCAGATGGGTGAACTCGGTAGATTCCAGTTGGAATTATCGAAATTCGCACACCTGGTGCCTGAAGGGTTGGATGCCCAATCGTTACTGTTCTCCTTGCCTCCTTTTGCAGTGCTGATACGAAATATCAGTGAGCTGCAACTGGAGTTCGATAAAGCGCACCGTGTCCGAGAGAGCGATGACCTTATGCGTTGCATTTGGACGTCTAACTCTTTTTGGATCCGTTTGCTACTTTATCTACAAGAAGAAACAAGACCATAGCATCATCGAAAGCAACAATCTTAAATCATCTTACAGCGATGTGTAGGGGAATAGGTCGAATGCGGGAGTTGGCCGTTACAGACATAGGTCTACTAGACTTTGTCAATGTAATGAACAACTACCACGTTCTTCCAACTTCCGGTGCACGTCGCCGTAAAAAGAATCCTCGCAGATAAAATCAGTGAGCGTTCTTATGGTAGCGCTTAATGCTATCGTTGAGGGAGGATTGGGGGGTTCTCTTCCAAAGGATATCCGGTCCACACCGTGGGGTATAGGAAATAATCCCACGGCGGGTCGGGGTCCAGAGGTTGAGAGGGTCCCCGCTTCGATGGTGCTCCACTCTTGGCAGTTTCGATCAATGACCGAAACAACCTGGCTATGGCGCATAAGGAGGTCGGAAAACCGATTAACCCTATACGGCTTAGCCTTAAGTGGTGGCCTCCATTCACGGAACCCCTCTCCGAAAGGAGGGGGGCCCTAGAGGTCCCTTGGATACGATTATACTTTCCAATAGTATCAGCCTTGCTGGTACTGAAGGTTAGATCTCGTCCAAAGGGTTGCCTTAGGGGGGGTTCGTGAATGAGTAACTCAGTTCCTTGAACTGAC